TCATGCAGGCATTGTACTTCGCACATTACTGCAAAACCGTAGGCGTAAAAAAGATGAGCGAAGGCATGGACCGGTATGCGAATGGAATCATGAAAATCAAGCTCGACGGCCTGAGACAGGCAAGTACGACGAAGACGAACGAGGATCTCCTGGCGGCTGCGAAGAAGCTGGCTGAAAACTATCGATCTGAACACTACATGGTGATGGAGGAAGCGGACGACGTTGAGATCCAGGATGCCCCGGCAGGAGCGTTGAAATTCTCGATGGAGTTTATCCGGTATTGGGACGAGACGATAGCGAGGCTATTCAACGGAAGCGTCCGGCCATCAGGACATGGATCAGGGAAAACAGGAGCGAGAGCGGAGTCTGAGACGCAAGCGGATACGAGTGAAGCGTACTACCAGGATGATCGCAGACATCTTGACGAGATTCTCGAGCGGGATCTCGTTCACGCCTTCCTGTACCACAACTGGCACAACATTGTGAAGCTGGGACTGGACGAAGCGAAGCCACCGCATTTCACGAGCGACCAGATCAAGCGGCAGGATGCGTTGACGGAGTTGCAGATCAACAAGGAATCCGTCCTGGCAGGCGCACCGATCATGAAGAGCGAATGGTACGAGACGATCAACCGTACCCCACCGGACGAGGACGAAGAGGTAATCTCCCTGGAAGACATTCAAGCGATGGAAATAGGGATGGAAGCGTCCAAGGACGTAGCACGAGAGAGCGACCGGGATACACTCCGGTCAGAGGAGAAGGAAGACAAGAAGGAAGGAAAGAAGCAGGAGCGGAGGAAGATGGAAAGGCAGGGGGAAAGCCGCGACGTAGGACAGAAGCGTCGTAAGGATCGCAGAACGAAGGAAAAGGAAGCGAGAGGGGTGTGAGGAATACCTTCCCACTGACGAGAGGGCAATGGGAAGACAGGGAAGCCATCCTTGTGGGAGGGGGACCTTCCCTTCAGGATTTCGATTGGAGTCTCCTCAAAGACCATCCCCGTGTAGTCGTGATCAACCGGGCATTCAAAGACGTTCCCACGGCTGCGGTATGGTTCAGTGAAGATTTCGATGTGATCACGCGCTTATGGGGAACCACGCCGGAATGGACTGGATTCAAGGGAGTGAAGGTATTACATGCGTTGGATAAGAAGTTTGAGAGATTGGTGGAAGAAGTTGATCCAGGAGTACATTTCCTGAGAACGGAAAGGAAAGGCAAGTTCTGGGCAAAGGACTTCAGCGAAGGATTGAGTTACTCATCGAATTCCATGATCGGCGCGTTGAATCTGGTCGATATCATGGGAGCAGACCCGATATGTCTCCTGGGAGTAGACTGCCAGGAGCGGGGAGAAAAAGAAGTGAACTATCACGAAGATTACGATAAAAGGGGAAACCCCCGTGCGGGAGACGCACAGTACCGGAGCTTCAAAAGCGACTTTGAGAACTGGGCGGCATGGCATCTCCGTGGAAGGGAAGTGATCAATCTGAATCCCACCAGCGCGGTTACCTGCTGGCCGAAGCAGGAGCCGGTTGGTTATCTAACTTCCTCCCTACACGCTTCGGCGTGAGCGACGGTGAGATATGGCCGCACTGAATATTCTCACCGTCGCGTTTTATACGGAAGACGGAGACGGCTACGAGAAGGAAGTCAAGAGACTTACCGCTTCTTTTGAGAGATGCGGCATTGATCATGCTGTTCAAAAGGTAAGCGAGATGGAATGGCAGGAAGCGGTATGTTGGAAGCCGGAATTCATTCTCACCTGCCTGGAGCATTTTGAATCGTTGGACGGCATTCTATACGTGGATGCCGATGCGGAGTTCATGAACGAGCCGGATTTCGGGATATTCAAGGATTGCCACGTATCGTTTCATGAATTCAAGAGAGGACCGCACCATCCGATGGAGGTATTGACAGGCACCCTGTACTTTGCCAACACACCGCTGGTGAAAGAGTTCCTGGAAGAATGGGTAATGGAAACGCCGAAGTGGCGAAACACGGACACACCGGAGCAGTGCGCGTGGAAAGCGATCTGGGGGAAGTGGAAGGATCAACTTACGGCAAAGCCTCTTCCCCCTGAATGGGTATGGATATACGATGACTTCCCCCGAAGATACGGACACCGCAACCCGGACGACATCGTGGTGAAGCACTACCAGGCGAGTCGAAGGTTAAGGAAGCGTCTGCCGAAAAAGTAGTTGACACGAGTTTCCCCTGCGGAGTAAAGTCCGTCAGGATGAGAGGCACGGATAATCAACATAACATATCCCAGAGGGAGTCGATCTCCCTCCCACAAATAGCGAAGAAGAAGAAAGGGGAGGTGTCTCTCATCCAGCGTCTTCCCGATCAATCGACTCCCTTCTGGGATTTTAATATATGAACGAGCTACAAGATAAGGTCTGGGTATGCTTCCCCTCGGTAATGCTCGAAAAGGCCAAAAAAGCGGCCTCGCGATGGCGTGAAAAGGGCTACAGGGTAGGGGTATATGTGCAGGACAGCGCGTTCATAGAGTCGGATATCGACTGGGTGGGAGTAGGCATGGACTACCAGGGCTACTGGTGGGCATGTGACCGGATTGTACGAGCGGTTGAGAGCCAAGGAGCGGAGATATTCATTCTCGCTGCGGATGACATGGATCCCGATCCGAATCACACGGCGGAAGAGATCGCGGCGGAATACCTTGAAAGATTCCCTGACGGATTCGGAGTGATGCAGCCATGCGGAGACCGGCAGGGGATGGACTCTACAGGGAAACCAGCGGCGGCTAGGATTTGCGGCTCGCCCTGGTTTGGCAAAGGATGGGTAGAGAAGGCTTTCGGAGGAGAGTACGTGGTGCCCACGGAGTTCTTTCATTTCTACGGGGATGAGGTTCTCAAGGAAGTTGCGGAGCGGTTAGGGGTGTTATGGATGCGTGATGATCTTATTCAAGATCATCAGCACTGGGCGTTTGGAAGACAGAGGAAAGAGAAGTACCAGGAAGATAACAGCCGGAACCATTGGCAGGAAGACAAGAACCGATTCATGACTTCCCAGAAGGATGGATTTGAGGATTATCTGGAGAAGTTTAAGAAGCCAGAGGATTCCTACTGAAAGGGTAAACTCTATGAGTCCCCCGTATACAAACATAAAAGCACCTGTATCTGTGGTGCAAAACGAACTGGCAGGGGAGTTCATACGAAGGCGTGCCAGGAAAGACGGGGGAAAAGGAAGTCATCTGGCTATCGGAGACGGCACAGGTGATATCTGCGAGATCCTGGCGGCACGGAGATGGGATGGTATTCGGGTAGGGACAAAGGTTCCCGAAGAGACAGTTAGAAATGAGAAGTACATCCTGGCATACATGGCACCGGATCCACGCATTTCACGAATCATAGATGGTTACTACGTTCGCACCCTTACGGTAGGAGAGATCTTTAATCAGTATCCGGGGCCATACGATGTGATTTCAATAATAGGGAGTGACATGGATCGGGAGATCTGGCTGCACGAGAACATTCTGAATCACGATCCCATGGTATATGCCCTGTCAGAAGACGGACACAATGAGCAGATAATTCGGATTGCAATCAGTCGAGGATATGAGATTTCGCTTGTGGAAGGCATCCTGGTAATGGTGAGGGGAGAATGAAGAAAGTATATAGTCTGTCCTTTTTCCGTAATGACTGGAGCGGTTACGAGAGTGCGAATGCGGGAGAGGCACGGGGAAAGTTCTTCATCAACTTCATTCCCACGATCATCCGTGCGGCGAAGGAAGCGTTTCCCGATTACGAGATATGGATACACCATGATGACAGGGTACTGGAATTCCCTGCTTTTGGGGATCTCCCTCCGGAAGTGAAGTTGATCAACATGGGAGAAGCGAGGGAACTGTGTGCGGCGATGCTATGGAGGATGCAGCCCATCCTGGACGAGGAGGTCGAGTGGGTGGTCTGCCGGGATGTGGACAGCCTACCGATGCACCGGGACTACAACATGGTGGAAGAGGCGATGGAAAGCGGAGCGGAGCTTCACGCGATTCTCGACAGCGAGTCCCATTGCGGCCCACTCATGGGGGGAATGATCGCCATGAATGCTGGAGCGGTACGAAAAAAGTGTTCCGAAGTTTTATCTCTTCGAGGAGACATTGATTATAACCGTCACGGTGCGGATCAGATTCATTTGAATAAGGTTCTCTGGCCTTCCATGCGGGAGTGGGCATTCATTCACCAGCGCAAGAAGGTGGTGAACTATCCAGATGCGATGACGACCCAGGAGGTACATCCGCAAGAGACAGAGCTTGACAAGGTAATTCGACATATAGGAGCGGCCTTCGACGTAGAGAAGGCAAAGGCGGCATTGGCATGAGAAGAGTAGTTCTTTCCAGTAGTCGCCACAGGGACTATGATTTCTTTCTCCCCCTGACGGCGAAGATGTGGCAAGCCGTAACGGGATACAGTCCACTCATTCTCCTCTCTCACGACGAGGAGCATTGGCGGGGGTCATTGGCATTGGAAGGACTCCGACACTTTCATTTCCCCTGTCATTTCATAGGAGAAGTGGAGGAATCCTCGACGATCTTGACGACGAAACTGGCGAGGTATTACGCAGCGTGTCTGGATATACCCGAAGAGGATTACCTGTTGCTTAGTGATATCGATCTCTGGCCGTTGGAGAAGTACTGGTTTTGTCAGCAGGATTGGGACAAGAAGGTGCATATTCTTTTCGCAAATGCACATGGATATGCGAAGTTTCCTACATGTTATGTAGGTATGACGGTTGGGAAATGGAGAGAGTTCATTGGATCCAAAACCTCTTCAATAAAGAGCGCACTTCAAATGGTGGTAAATAAGGCGTGGATGTTTGATATAGACCCCTCCTGGAGCGGATGGTTATCGGATGAGGAGTTTGTCAAAGGGGATTTGCTGGATTTTGTGGAGACGCATGATACGCAGTTCATCGAGGGGGATTACGCGAAACTGAGGGTGGATCGGGCTGAGTGGCCCCAAAACCTTGATCTGGATGGGAAAGTGGATGCACACCTTCTCCGTCCCGGATGGGACGACAAGGTATGGAAAGAGATCCGGCAGATCATTCAACAGAAGATTCCACGCTATCTAGCGTGGGCAGACGAATATCAGGAGAGATATCGGGATGAAGTACAGAGTAGCAATCGGCTGCACAACGAGGCATGATTACTCGTCGCTTTTGATCTTCGCAGCTTTGTTATGGCGCGAACGGATCGGTTACGAGCCTATCCTCTTCCTCATCGGAGATGAGGATGAGGCGGCGAATCTGTCGTGGGGTGCGCCTACGAGCGGATTGGTATACAACGCTCTCTTCAAGTTTGGGTTTCAATATGAACTGATAGATGGTGTAAAGGGGATTGAAGGAGCGACCCTCGCGCAATGCGTGCGTCATCATGCAGCGGCGATGGACTTTCCCGAAGAGGACATTCTCATCCCATCCGATGCGGATCTATTTCCGTTAAGGAAGGAGTTCTATTACCAGCATCAGAAAGACATCACGCTTTATTACTACAACGGCTACCCCGGAGAGGAAGAGAGTCATTGGCCTACCTGTCACCAGAGTGCGAGCGTAAAGGTATGGCGAGAGATGATGGGATTGGATCCCGCCAAGAGTGTACGGGAGAATCTTTTAAGGTCCCTGGAGGAGAGTAATATCCGGGATCTGGCAAAAGCACGCGCAGCGGATCCACAGGACTGGGCTGCGGAATGGTTTTTCGACGAGCATTATTCAAGTCGGAAGATCAAGGAAAGCCGATTCTATCCCAACGGAATTCACCGGATAGCACGAGAAGGACATCCTCCGAAAGACCGGCTAGACAGGGCGCACAGACCCTCTTGGAAGAATGCAAATGTGAATAATTATGTGGATGCACACACGGTACGCCCTGCATGGGATGACGAGAACTGGTCTATGCTTCGACCCCTGATCGAGCAGACGATGCCGCAGCATCTTGCGTGGGCAGATGCTTTCCGGCTGGAGTTCAAGAAAGAGATGAGGATTTGATGGATCTGGGGTATTTAAGTCACTTCCCTGTTCTGGCTGGAGCGGTAGCCAAGACGAAGAAGGGAATCCTGGAGTTGGGGTGTGGATGGGGATCGACCCCGATGCTTCACGCAATGGCGAAGGTAATGGAACGCCCGTTGACGACGGTGGACACGAATCCGGAATGGCTTGACAAGTTCAGGGGATTGGAAAGTGATCTGCATAAGTTCGAGTTGGTGGGGAATATTGATGTGGAGGAAGGTGAGTGGCCCGAATGGATGGACTGGGAATACGATCTCGCATTCATTGACTTCGCCCCCGGAGAAACGCGAAAAGATGTAGCGTTGTCTCTAAAAGATAAGGTGAAGTTTATTATTCTGCATGATGCCCTGTGTGACCCTCCTTTAGGGGGAGGAAACTACCAGTACGAAACGATCATACCGAAGTTCAGGTATGCAGAGTTTTATCGACTTACCCGTCCCGTGACGTTGATTTTATCGAACGAAGAGCCTTTCGGATTAGATGAAAAGGAGAAGAATGCATGAGTAAAAAGATACTGGTCTTCGGAGGAAGTGGCTTCATTGGATCTCATCTGGTTTGGAAATTGGCCCAGATAGAAGGCAACCAAGTAGGAGTCTTTACGAGAACTCCGATGAAATCGATGCTGCCTCCGAGAGTAGTTCCGATAGAAGGGGATATTCGATATCTCGTGGATGTGTATCAAGCCTTGGAAGGATGCGATGAGGTTTACCACCTAGCGGCGTTTCATCATGTAGGCAAGTCCTGGGATCATCAGGAAGAATGCGTAGATGTGAATACCAAGGGAACGGCAAACATTATGCAATCGTGCTGGAATCGAAAGATAAAAGCACTTTATATGTCTACCTCTGAGGTATATGGGATTCAAGAGGAAACCCCTTGGCATGAGGATATGAAACCCAATCCCGTCTCCCCTTACGGCATCAGTAAGTACGGAGGAGAGCTACAGGCATTGATGTATCAAAAGATGGGTGCGGATATTCGAGTGGTACGTCCATTCAATGTTTACGGCCCCGGACAAACCATGCGTGCCGTGATGAGCGAATTCATACTCAGGTTTCTCTCTGAACAGAAGGTACATACCACCAAGGGGGAGCAGACGCGGGAGTTTAACTATGTTGGAGACATTGTTGAGGGACTTATCCTTGCAATGGATAAGTCTTACGAAGGGCCAATCAACCTATGTAGTTCTGAAGAAGTAGCAATAAAGGATCTGCTCGAAATGGTTAGAAAGGAAACTGACTCCAAAGCGGAGGCAGATCTTTCCATTCCTTACAGACCCAATGAGATTATGAAAATGGTTGGTTCAAACGTAAAAGCAGGAGAAGTACTTGGATGGAAACCAAAGACATCACTAGCGGAGGGGTTAAAGACAACAGTCCAATGGTACAGGGAAAGACTTGGATTAGAGATGACGACTTCCGCTTGATCCACGAAAACATGACGATCCCGTGCGTGGATCTACTGGTCATGGAGGGATCCCGTATCTTGCTCTGCTTGCGAAAGTACGAACCGGAATTGGGGAAATGGTACGTTCCTGGAGGCAGACTTCACAAGGGAGAAGAAATTCGGGAAGCGGCCATTAGAATCCTCCGGGAAGAAGTTGGCATGGAAGCGATTTACCTTCGTCATCTGGGATGGGATACGACTTACTTTGATACGGATCCTTTTGGACATGGAAAGGGAACCCATACGATAAACGCCCTCTTTCTTATGGTCCTTCGTGATCCAAAGGATCCCGCTGAGTGTGACCAACATTCTGATGCAAAGTGGATAGAAAAAGAGGACGTAGAGTCTTCTCAGGATATTCCTGAAAGAGTGAAGAGTATAGTGAGGATGGTATGAAAAAACTGATCGGTGTGATGCTGGTAAAGAACGAAGACTGGATTCTCGGAATGTCCATGAGGGCCGCTCTTAAATGGGTGGACGAACTGGTAATTGTAGATGATCGTTCTTGGGATGATAGCCTTTCAATTATCCAGGAGATCTCCGGGGAGAATCCTTACCGGGTTCATTACTCTCTCTGGCAACCGATGAAGGAGGTCGAAACGGAAAGTCGGTACAAGCCGGGAGAGAAGTTCATGAAACAGATTCCCGACAACAGTGATCCGTGGTGGAACGAGATGGATGTAAGGCAGCATTCCCTTCTTCTCGCTCGAAAGCACGGGGCAACTCATGTAGCCATCATCGATGCTGATGAAGCGTTTACAGCGAATCTTCTTCCCAGTGTAAGGGATCGTATCTTGTCGCTCGAACCTGGCGTAGCTATTGATTACCCAATGGTTCCTGTATGGGGAGACATAGATCAGTACAGGGCAGATGACTGCGTATGGTCACGATCACAGCTTTCGGTTGCTTTTGCAGATGATTCCTCCCTCACTTGGAAACCGGCTGGTGATGGTTACCACCATCATCACAGGCTTCCTTACGGAATTTCCAGGGTAGAGAAAGAAACGGTTCCTTCGGGAGGGGTGATGCATCTTCAGTTCGCTCACCGACAGAGACTTACCGAAAAACACGTTCATTACAAACTGTCCGAAGTTCTCCGCTGGCCGGGACGTAAGTCTATTCCTGAAATTAATTCCATGTACGAACAGGCCCTGGATGAGAATGGAATGAAACTGATGGCATGTCCCGAAAAGTGGTGGGAAGGCTATCGAAAGGAGAGGGTCGTTCTGGAAGGGAAATCCTGGTACTACTTTGAGATCAGGAAACTTCTGAAGGAGCATGGGAAGGAAAAGTTTGCCGGTCTGGAACTTCATGGATTTTAAGGGAGAAAGTAATGAGTAGAACGGTTATCGAGGAATCCGCAGGAAAGATAGATCCGAAGACCCTTTCCTGCGTTGGGGATTACGTCTTGATTCGGATGCTTCGGAGGGAAAAGTCAGTTGGGGGAATCCATCTTCCGAAGAGTGCCAATCAAGGGACGGAACTTGCCATCGGTGAGGTAATGGACGTAGGACGATCAGTTCCCAATACGCGCAGTCACCACCGTATTCCCATCGATGACATTAAGAAGGGGGAGTACGCCCTTACCATCCAGTACATGGGTGAAGATATGAAGGTCGGGGGAGATGATTATAAGTTTGTCCGGGAACATGGTGTATGGGCAACAGTGGAGTTCAAGGACCTGAAGACATGGGACATAAAGGATGTTCACCCCCGGTTTAACAGTATCCTGATCGAGCCGGAAAAGGAAGAGACCACGGAAAGTGGTAATATTTATTTACCCAACGAACAGAACGCCCAGAGTGGTGTTCGACGGGCAACCGTGGTAAAAGTAGGACCAGGGGGATGGCACTTACCGTCCTTGAAAAGACTCCCCGTGGAACTTAATCCTGGAGATCAGGTGGTGTTTCAACGGTATGCTGGCGCAGTTGTCAAGATGAACGGAACGGAATACAGGCTTTGCCAGGAACAGGATATACATATGATTACGGAGAAGGTGTGATGGAAGAAAAGATGTGGCATGTTATAGCTATTTCGGGAGTAGGAGAGGTTGCGGTTTGGGCTGCAGCAGATGCATTTGATGAGATAGATATACACCCTCCACTTGCTTCTGTTGTTGTAGAGAACCCTACACATCTCCTCATTACACCCCAAGGGGTGGGGATGAGGCCGTTGGCGAAGAAATGTCTGGTTCGATTCCCAGGGATCGGAATGGTTTATCCCGCTTCTGAAGAAATGGTGACTACTCTTTCCCGTGCGTGGGAAGACGGGGATCCCATGAACGGAAAGGCGAAGACGATCCAACTTCCAACGCCGAATGACCGACAAAGGTTTCACCTGTGATCACCGGGAAGGAAGAACTGGAGAGATGGCTTGACAAGCACAGTCGTCTTTTTGAAGACGCAGTAAAGCGGATGGCATGGGCACGTTTCCAGGGAACGTGGAAAGACAGGATGAGAGAGCGGAAGAACATGGCAACTCTCATCCAGCATACGATGATCCTTGCTGACATGCGTGGACGTAAGCGTGTGCTGATGGAAGTGAATGCACTAGACCGAAGTGCGAAGTTTGCTGCGAAGACTCCCCCTCTTCAACCTACGGGAGACAAGACTCCTCTTAGCAGTCTTTCTTTCCGGGAAGCCATTGATGATATTCTGAGCCGGGATCCCAAACTTGCGGAAGGATACCGGGAAGTCACGCGCCTTTACAGCGAAGGTCATGTCTTCGCGCTTGCCCGTGCTGCGGAAGGGAACGTCGATGACAGATTGGCGATGTGGCGTACCAAGGAAGTGCAAAAGGCTCTCGTGGAAGTCGAGAGGGCAGGGAAAGGGATAGATGAATTCGGAGAGATGATGCAGGAGATCGGTCCCTGGAGTAAGTGGTACTCCGACGTATTGTATCGGACTAATATCTCGAACGCAGTTTCAAATGGCCGCTTCGCCCAGGCCCTTGACGAAGATGTACAGGAAGTAGCACCGGCTCTTGAACTGGTTGGAATTTCCGATGACCGGGAACGACCCAACCATGCCGCTGCGATGGGATTTACTGCCACGGCGAAAGATCCCCGATGGTCAATTATTCGACCCCCTTTAGGGTACAACTGCCGTCACGGGGTAAACCTGATTTCAAAAGGGGATTTGGAACGAAGAGGGTTATTTAAAAATGGAGAAGTAATCCCATATATACCCCCCAATTTTCACGAGGCCCATCCTGATCCGGGATTCAAACCGGGGGTTTTCTGATGCCCCGTACACGATCTCCGGTCGAAGTAAATTATTCCCATGAGATGACGAGAAAAGTATTCCGTCTTCCGAAACAACTGCTCATGGAATTCCGGGAATTGATTGTTTTTCCAACCGGACTGAGTGAATCGGAAGTGATTCGGGGATTGATGGTGGAGATAATTCGGGAACACAAAAGATTTAAAGCCGCAAATAACACCAACAATGGTGGGGACAATGGGGCATACAGAAAATCATCCCACAGATAAATCCATTCTTTTATCCTGTTGAGCGATGCATATTTATGATCAATGGGGAATAAAGATTCATCTATAGATCTTTCAGCAGAGTTTGCGGAGGCTGGATGGGATGTAGCCTCTTTTGATTTCACCCCCAAGGAAAAATCATGTATCAGTGCAAAGCTGAAGAAAATGAAGGACGAAGACAAACCTCAAGACCAAAAAGTAGCCATTGCTATTTCCCACTGCGCTCCTAGTAAGGCAAAGAAAGACTTTGCTGCTAGTTTCGATGCTGAAGGAGCCGGATTAAAGATTAAAATCAAAGGCGCGAACTACGAAGCGGTCGATACCGGAGACGGATACTTCACCTTGAAGGATGTACCGATCCTTTCTGAAGTTCCGAAAGGAGTGAAAAACGCTCCTGAATCTTATGATAAAGAGAAGCTAGAGGATTGCGTAAGGAATTCCCTGGCGCAATACCATGACGGGCCAAACCATCGATGCGCTCCAGCCTTTGTAAGACATAATCCCGATACGGATTTGGGTAATGAACCTGACTTCTCCGGCTACGTTCTTCCGAACCGTGTCGGGAAATACAACTTTGGTAAAGATGAAAAGTGGACGGTTTTTGGGGATGTGAAGGTTAATGGAAATACCTTCCAGAAGCTACAACGGGGAGAACTTCCCGCACACAGTCCGGAACTTTCTTATAAGAAAGGAAGAATTACTGGACTAGCTTTTCTTTCCACAAAACCACCTCATTTTGAATTTGCGAACAATACTATTGGTGAAGTTAAAGTGGATCATGCTGCCCAGTTTGCAGCGTCTTTAGGCCCTGACGATAGGGGGAAATTCAATATGGAAGAACAAAAATCTCCCATTGAAGGGAGCGGAGCCGAAGTATCGGGAGAGGTTAGTGCTGAATCTTCCGACATCACTGCACGCTTTGCTGCCTTGGAAACCGTTGTGAAGGATCTCGGCAGTAAGGTGAGCGAGATCAGTGACAAGTTGGAAGGTCGTGAAAACATTGACCCCATCCAGGGAAAACCGGAGAACACTCCGATTGAGCCGGATGGGGAAGAGGGAAGAACGAAAATGGAAATGACGCCAGAGCTTGCTGCCAAATTCAGTGCGTTGGAAAACGACAACGCAGAGCTAAAGAATTGGCGTACAAAGCAGGAGAACGAGAAGATCGCTGCTTCTCTGATGAAAGAGGCTGAAGCCTCTCTCACCGGAAAGATCGTCACTGACGAGCTTCGTGAGCAGATCGCATCTTTTGCAGCAGAAAAGGCAGGACAGGAAGGGGCCTCTGAATGGTTCAACAAATACCTAGAAGCGTTGAAACCTTCTCTTCGGGAAATTCCTTCTGCCAACTTCAGCGATTTTGCCGCCTCTGGGGTAAGCGTGGAAGCCACAGATGGGACCCTGGCAAAATACCAGGGTGATCCGGAGAAGGCTGAAAAGGCTACTCAGTTCGCTCTTGAATACCGCACTTTGAAAAAACAATCCGCCAACTTCGGCGCGAATTGGGGTTCTACTGAGGAAGAACGAGAGGAAAAGTACATCGAGCAACAGCTTGCCCTCTCTAACGAAACGAAGGAGGGGAGGTAACGATGGCTGCACTTACCGAAGCTACTCCTCGACGCACTCATGGAGTGTACTCGTGGATTCAAAACTACCGTGTCGCTAATGGCGTTACGGTTTATGCCGGAGCATTTACGGGTCTTCCCGGTGCAAGTGCTTTGACATCCAATCGTGGATATCTTGTCTTGTGGCAGGATGAATCCACAATTATCTGGACCGGAATGGCAATTGGACAATCAGCGACGAACAGTCTCTCCACTTCCAATGCAGTGGTGGGTGATACGAGTGCGTCTCCTGTTCCGGAAGTCTCCGTTGAATGTGGCCCCATTGTCTTGGAGCAAGCATCTGTGACGGGTGTCAGCGCACAGACTGATGTGGGTCGTACTGCGGTGTATGCATCAAATGATAATGACATGACCACTACGTCTAGCACATATGCGAACGCAATTGGTCATGTTTTGTACTGGCATTCGGGATCGTCTGCCGATGTGTTTATTTTCGGATTCCAGACTCAGCTTGGATCGCTGCTTTAATTGAGGAGGTAAGCAATGCCCGGAGTTGCAAACATTGGTGCGCTAACCACCCAAGGCATCCGTGCGGAATTCGCGCTTGCCTTCCAGCCACGTTATCGCGCTATCATGGGAATCATCAACGAGTGTATCTGGGAAACAACCTCGGATAAACTCCAGGAAGTCTATGGTGTACTGGACTCTGCGACCTATCCGGTTCGCTGGGGTGCTGGTAATACCATTCCGTCGAAGGGATTCAGTTCTTCGCAGTTGACCGTGCAGAACCGCGACTTTGGTCGTCGAGTTTATCTGCCGCGTAACTGGGAAGATGATCAGACAGGTCAGGTGTTCAATGTTGCACGGCAGCTTGGACAACGCTGGGCTACCTTGAGTGAGCGGATTTTCTTCCAGTTCATTCAGGCAAGCACTGATCCAGACCTGCTCCCTGCCGTGCCAAATTCCATTGACGGAAATTCGCTCTACGCAGCTACTGCGAGGTACGGAAGTGCTTCCGGAAATGTGGTGACGCAGACCGGCTCTACGACCGTGCAGCAGATTATCACAGATGCGTATAGTGTTCGTCGTAGATTCCTCGAATTCCAGGATACGGAATCGCAGCCTTTCTTTGATTCCGCAGACGTAGGAAGTATGCGTGTCTTCCACGGACCTTCCCTCGAACTAGTGGTTCGACAGGCGCGATATCAGACACGTCCACACTCTGTTGTTTCGTCAACAGGTGCGGCGGTCACGAATATCGCTCTTGAAGATGCGGGAATGGAATTCGCATGGACAAGCAATCAGCGTATTACGAATACCCGTCTCTATTACTTCCTTCGTGGAATTCCAGGGGACCAGCGTCCTCTTCTGCGACAGGTACGTAAAGGAATGAACGAAGCGCAGGGTAACTGGGCCACGAGTGATCACACTCGTGACACAGGACAGCCTTACGTCCAGTTTGATTCCAGAGAAGGTTGGGGATCAATCAACGCACGTTCAACGATTCGTGTTTCATAGATTAACTTACTTACAAAAGGAGGAACACCATGCCACGGGGTAGACCTAAGAAAGCCGCCGCGCAGGTCCAGGAGAAGTCTCCTGTAGCGCAAATGATCGAGGAAGATTCTGTAAAAGAGAGTAAAGAAATCGATCTATATAATATCACTAAGCCAACCCTGGTGTGGCATGGTGTTCTTCCCGAAGTACGTCCATTCAAGTTAAAAAGAACATCCAACACCCCCACAGAGTCGGTCAGCAACGTCACAATGGAATACTTTAAGTATGTTGACGGAGCGACTACCAAGTCTCTGTGGCTTGATCCTCCAGATGCGGAGGATGGCCCTCAGTGGATGGGAAAATGCAGATGGTTTCAGCAGTTGGATGTTTCTTCCCTTCACTTCCCGGCGTTTACTGATGAAATCAGTACTCAGGTTGGGAACTCTAATGATAATCGCCGCCCTTATCCTGGACAGGTTTCATTAATTACTCCTATGCAAATACAAAAGATCATCAAAGAAATGGATCGGTTTGTACTTCGGATAAACGAGGGGAACGTAGATGTTCCTCAAAGCGAATGGCATACGGTTCATCCAAGAAACGCAAAGGTCGTTGACCTTGCACATGGGAATTGTCCAGAAGGAATGACCCCAGAAGAATACCGGGATATGGTTCTTCGGGGACAGGCGGTTGTGGAACAGGAGTATCGTAGACGTTATGATATTCCCCTATCGGAGTTCGTGTATCTGGTTCCTCTTGAAGCGGATCCCAGTTCGGCTCCTATGGATTACTTTAGTTTTGTTCCGACGTTTCATTCTTTCTTTGATAACCCGCCTCCTGCCCTTTCGGAACTAATGAAATCCTAGCGGAGTAGGGGGGCAAGGAGATGACGGATGGCTACCCCTACAAGGGCAGAAGTTGAAGCGCAATGGGTTAATGCAGCGAAATGTCTGGACCTGATTACCGCAGCAGGAGCAGAAAACGCTACCAACCTTATTGGCCTGATCGATACTCTTGAGCAATCCTATGAGGGCGATTACATAGGAGAATCGGAAGCTGCTGTTCAGGCTATTCGGGGATCCCTCGCAGGGGTTGTCACACCTGGATTCGCACAGGAAGTTCAACGTCCTTACTTGAGAATGTATTGTAAGGATGTTATCGCTCTACTGAATGTCGCAACTGCTGGCGATACCACGATGCTCAATGCGATGATTGATTACATGCGGGATAATGCACATTTCGTACAGTCCCGTGTAATCACATATGGAGCTTCCGCTGCTGGAGCCAGTAATGTCGGAACCAACCAAATCGTTCGCCTTGTGAAAGATAAGGACAACTTCGACATTGAGGCTGTTTGGATCGACCAGAAACTCATCAGATGTATTCTGGATCACAATACAGGACGAGATCTCGGAAATGAACTCTGGAGCATCGAAGGGCAGTCGCGTCTTAAAGATGAACTAAAAAGATCTGGTTCCGGTTTAACAGGAAGTCTGGCTGGTTCTGTCTCCGATGATTCTCTTCTTTCTAATCCTAGTTTTCAGAGTTTTGGTGGAACAGCAGCAGTTCCTACTAGTATTACAGATTGGACTTCAAGTGTTACCGTAAACGATACGAACTTCGCTTTTGACAGCACAAACATGTTCCGGAAGGGTCCGGGTGATGGAGATACCACATACTCCCTGAAAGTAAAGACGGCATGTAGTCTAACGCAAAAACTGACTGTATCAGGCAACGATCTATCCAGAAGTCTTCCATATGCAATGGTATTGATCTACAACGCTGAAACATTCAGTGGGCAAGGAGATCTGGTTGTAAGAATGGGAGGGGTTTCCAGTGGAACGGTTACAGTTACGGGGCAAACAGGATGGCAAGTATTAGTGGTTCCGGTCACACAGAACTGGGCGCATTGGTACAAGGTTTTCCAAGAGGATGACCTGGCAATAGATATTGATCTGACTGGAATGTCGGGTGGTTCCGTTCTTCTTGGAGAAGCACTCTTCATTTCGGGAACTCCTTTTGACAATCTTTGGTATTGGGTGCTTCCTTCGAGTGGGAATGCTACATACCTTCCTCCAGAAATTGATGACGAATTTACCTTTTTGGATACGGCTGCGGATACCAGTCTTATTCAAAAATGGGTGGTTCGTGCTTGGAATTATTATTTCCCCCATTCAAATGGTTCTTCCATTGGATGGTCTGGTTCGTAAAAGGAGCAATTAGATATGAACAAGGGATTAATTACTCATGCATCCATTTTCAACCTGGCCGCTCCTGGAGCGAATACTGACATTCTTTCCAGTAGCATTACCTTGAAAGAGGGGGGTGCTTGGAGGGTGACGGTTGCGTTGACAACGGCGAGTGTTTTCAACGTCACCTACACGGACGGCACAACCACACACATCTTTGGTTTGAATTCCAGCATAGCATTACAAGCCGCAGATCTTTATACCTTCACTTTCGCTGGATCTCCCATAGAAACAAACAGTGGAAGTACCAACACGTTGTCGATCAACTTTCAGGTAGAGACGGACAGTGTGATCGAACTTTTGGTTATCGAGGAAGTCCAGTTAGGGACGGTGTAATATGGGATTTGGAGCAGCACAGGGAGCGGGAATAAACCCTCTGAAACAGGTTGAGCTTTCCAGTGATCCTGCGGCAGTTGCCAATACCGGCCTTGCGTATTGGAAGGACACGGGATCCGGTAATGAGTTCTACCTGGAGGACGAGTCTGGGAATGTAATCCAAGTCACCGATAATGGATCCATTGCAGGAGGTGGCGGTGGAATCTCCTCCATCGTGACCAAGACGACAACCTATACAGCGACGACTTCGGACGATGTGATTCTCTGTGACGGAACATTCACGCTGACTCTCTATGCGGCAAGCGGAAACTCAGGCGAAGTTTTGTATCTAAAAAACATCTCGACCGGAACGATTACAATCGATGCAGACGGCTCGGAAACGATAGACGGGGCACTTGCCAAATATCTCGCAGGGGTGCAGTATGAGTCGCTCACAATCGTTTGTGACGGGTCGGACTGGCATATAATCTAATGACATACTCACCCGCACAAGCAGGAGTCATGGACGGGACTGATTTCTTCTCCTCTATCGGCCTGATCGGTGGATCGACTGGCATGGCCCCAATTATCAGTGCAAACAAGACGATGCCAGCGGTAGATGCTTATGCTAGTGATTTAACGGTAGCGGTTACTGACTCCGTGTTGAAATATACTCAAGCAG